AGCCCAGCCAAACTTCTTGTTGGCAACGTATTCACGGGTCTCATCGAAACGTTCACGAACTCTCATGGGGGCCTCTATGTCATGGGGGCTCGGCCGCCGTACAGGGCAAGCATTCGGGCGGCTGAGGACTCAAGGTTGGCATCTTCATCAGGGAGCTTGCGCGTGGCGCTGCCACTCAACGGGCCAAGCCCTGGAGAACCTGCTGATTGGACCAGAGTGCAAAGCTTCTTGGGCCAGCTATTGCCGTTTTGGTCCTGCGCACTGAAACCGTAAGCTGCTCGCTTCTTCCAGCTACCACGTGCTACCGAGTTAATCAGCCCATGGGTCTCACAGTAGATACGCCACCAGCTGGCCATCGGTAACTCCTGTTAGGTGGAAGGCGACTTGAGCGCTTGCTTAGGGTTCTTGCTGTTACTCGCGCTCGTCGTCGGACATTCGGTAGTCAGACCGGGGCTTAGTCGGTCACGTTGGAGAAGAACACGCCGAGATCGGCGCTGACCTTCTTCAGATCCCAGGCCATGCGGCCCTGGAAGTAGTCGCTGTGGGCACGGTCATCGCGGCCGCGCTCGATCACGCCGCCCAGCTGGTTCGTCTGGCCGGGGATGAGACCCGTCCATGAGAACATGGCGATGGCGGTCGGGCTCTCCACCGTCGGGTTCGGATCGATGTAGCCGAGCCACATCGCATCCTGCGCCGCGATGAAGTCGAAGGCGTTGGTGGCACCCTCGTTGGAGGTCGTGTAGACCGACCGGGCAGTGATCACGTTGTCGATCTCGAAGAGCGAACCGAGCACACCGTCATCGGCGATGCCGACCTGGGTGTACTTGATCCGGTCCGAGATATCCGGGTGAGAGCGCAGCGCGCGCTTCACGTCGGCACCGAGGACGAGCGTGTTGGGCATAAAGCCCGTGCGCTCTGCGATCACGTCCTTGAACTGGTCGATCACCTCGATAGGCTCGGAGTCCGGCTTCGAGAACTGCACGATCTGGTTGTTGCCGGGCGTAGACTCCACCGCAGTCACGTCCGTTGACCAGATGCCGGTGGTGAAGAACCGCGAGCACCACACACGATCCTGCTTGATCATGTTCTTCTGGGTCAGCAACACCGTGGCGTTGCGGTCCAGATCGATCGGATCGTCGGCATTGGTACGCTGCCGGTCGTCGATGACGTGCTCCAGTGCGAACTCGGTGCACGCATAGGAGTCGCTGTCGATCTTGTAGCCGACCTGCTGTGGACGACCGCCGAGAGGACGAGCCTTCGCCTCATCCCGCCAGAAGTAGCCCCGGTCGTACTGGACGTACAAGTCGGTCTGCTTCTGCACAGGGATGTTGGAGGCGGCACGCTGCGCGATGAAGTTGGAACTATCCTGAACGAACATCACAGAGAAGTTCGTCAGATAGTTGTCAACGTGCAGAGCGCCCTCGATGTTGGTGGCGGTCGGAGAGTTCTTCGCGAACGAAGGCCCACCATTCCCGCCCATCACGGCGCGCGGGTTAGCAGCGTAGCTACCGCCGGTTCCGCGAACCTTGATGATAGCCGGCTTCGGGAGGTGGAACCTCTTACGAGCCGGGACTGCGAGACGAAACGACATTGTACTGTGTCCCTTTCTTAGAGCTGAGTTTCTGATGGCTATACAACCATCAGTGTTAGGTGGTGCCCTTGTTGAGAACAACCTCGATCACGTCGCCAGAAACGCCGGCCGTCATCGCAGTGCCGGCCTTCTGAGTTCCGCCGGTCACGGCCTTGCCGCTAGCGTCAGACGAGACCTCGTCACCGATGCTGACAGTGCCGCCGGCGATGACCTTGGCGATGCCTTCCATCTGCACAGTGACCGGGCCGAAGGGCGCGGAGGCGTTCAGATTGACTTCGACGATGGTGCCGAGAACCTTCTCATTCGCACCGGCCAGCGCCACCTCGCCATCCGTGCTAAGCTTCGCGAACTTGTTGAGGTTCGAACGCATGTCAGCGTCGGCCTCGCCAGCCCACAGGAAGCTCTCATTGATCTTCATCGTTGCCATGACAGAATTGTCTCCTTATGGCATTGGTTGAGAGGGGCAGTCGGGCGCAGTGTGCGCCCGGCTGTTACTGCGACTGATAGTCCTCGAACTCGTCGGGGAACTCGTTGCACGCCTGCCGAGAAGCCTCCTGGTAGCTGCACTTATCGCGAGCCCGGACCTCAGCGATACGCTTCTCGAAGGGATGAGAACCACGCTTGCCGACGGTGCGCTCGCCACCGGAGTCCGCAGTGCCGTCATGAGCACCGAGACGCTCATAGGCCTTGCCGACAGCCTTGTCACCGCAAGCCAGCATCTTGCCGATAGCCTGCTGAACCTCCTCGTCCTCGATGGCGTTGATGGCCCTCAGAACCTTGGCCTTCATCGCCACGTCGCCGGGAAGATGGCTCATCTCCTCCTCAGCCTGCTGGAGGAACTCGGTCTCCTCGCGAGCAGCACGATCAGCCTCGGCCTGCTTCTCGAGAGCCTCCTGACGCTTGGCCTGGGCCTTCAAGATCTCGAACACGTCGGCGCCCACCGCAGCCTTGGTGACGCGACGACCCTCGATCTCGATGGTCTCGGTAGCATCGGCCGCCTTCGCGATGGCACCACGGCGAGCCTCGTCATCCATCTTGATGAAGGCCTCCTTGTCGGCATCGGTTGCCAGCGCATCGTAATAGCGCCGCTGGTCAGCCGACATCTTGTTGATGGCCTGGGCAAGATCGCGCTCGGCCGTCAGTGCCTTCATCAGAGTAGCCTGCTCGTCCATCCTAGTGGCGAGCGCCTTCAGCTGCTCCTCAAGAGTCTTCGACATACTTGTGTCTCCTGCGTTGTAGTCAACCTGATCGCCACTACTGTCATCGGGAGCACCGGCAACGGCGTCCTCGACATCTGGCCAAGCTTGGCGCATTGCGGCCAGAAACCCTTCGATGCTCGACCGCATAGCGGTCTTCTTATCGTCTACGGTTAGGGTCTTGTCGTATACGATACTGCGAAGCGACGTGTCAAGGGCAGACAGGATAGGCCACGCTGCCTCGCTAATCTTGCGGTTGGTCTCCTCTTCCTGACAGGCGTTCACCACGTCGGTGAAGGACACTGCGCCGTTGTATGGATCGATGTACCTCTTAATGATCCCATAGGCCTTGGTGGCCGCAGCGAATTGCGGCGGCACCTTACCCTTAGGAGGCTTTTTCTTGGGGTTGTTAGGATCATTCGGGTTTGTCTCACCAGCCGTAGCCGCAGCATTGGGGTCGACTGGAGTCTCACCAGCCGTCGATGCATTTGGATCAGGCTGTGCGTTTGGATCCGCCTGCGGGTTGGCATTAGGATCGGTCTGCGCGTTCGGGTCGGTCTGCTGGTTGGGGTCAGCCTTCGGTGTGGTTTCCGCGTTGGCGATCTCGGGCGGTATGGCCGATGGATCTTTACTCGGGTTGGCCTTACCCCACACCTCACGGATCTTGTCCAGCAGGCTGTCCAACGCGTCGTCAGGAATGAAGTAGCGGTTGGGCTGACCAGCATCCATCTGATCCATNATATCGCCATAGGCCTTAATGATGGCATCGACGCGCTCGGCTGAGACTGCACCACCGGGCTGCATGGCAGTCCTGAAGTGCCAAGTCTTCGGATCGTCGGCTTGGCCAACGTATAGGAAGTCCTGCTTTAGGAAGTGCTTACCGCTCAGCTTCTTGGTGAGTTCGCCGACGCTCTTGTTGAGCACGTCGGGCATCTCGCTATCTTCCTTATCAGGGTTCGCCTTGCGCCACGCTGCTTTGACGCGGGCGATCACCTTGGCCCGATCAGCGCGTGGGATCTGAACCTTGCGGCCACGGAAGCCAGCACCGAGAGCAGCCGCTGCCGCGCCTACGATGCCAGGATCAGGCTCGCCGCCGGGTGTAGAGGTCAGCCGAAGCTTCCAAGTGCTCGGCGACTTCGGGTCGGGCACATACGCAAAATCCGAAGATGGGAAGTTCTTTCCATCCTCGGTCTTGGTCTCCGCGGCCTTGAGCAACGTCATGACGGCTCCTTGTTGTGCAGGGACATCCACAGTGGATATCTCGTTCATCTTGAAGCGCCTCATAATGCGGCGCTGCGGTGCATCGGTCATTGCGACCTCCAGCTAGGCTAGCTAACCTCTTCATCGTCGATGCGGTAGCCGCCAATTGAGAATCCCGTCAACTCGCCGGCCTCGATGGCGTCGATAATCTTGGTGCCTTCGGGCTTCACGGCAATCATGAGACCAGTCGTGTTGGTCCGCACACCCATAGCCTTTGCAGTCTCGGCTGTCAATGGCCATGCAAAAAGCACGGTTCCACGGCTCTTGCCTTTGTGCATAAGCTTCATGGTTCTGTCGCCGGCCATGAAGTCGGCAGAGGCCTCAAGCATCGCATCTTCGGGGATATGATCGCCCTGCAGATCATAGTAATCTACACCGTTGGTTTTGCAAATAATGGCCCAGCCGAACACTAGGCCTAGCTTGCTGTCGTACTTAAGAAGAGTTACATCGGCAGCTTTCTCAGTAGGTGCACTATCTTTCCAGTCTTCATTTATTGGTTCGAATACTTCTGGGCCGAACACCAGATCGCCGGTGTAAGGCTGCACCGAACCTAAGTCTAGATCACCGGCGTCCCAGGTAAGCGTGACGTGGGGCTGGAAACCCTCATAATCCCAGCTACACCCGTGATCTTTGCACAATGACTGCCAGCGCCGCTGCATGCTGGGGCTGTTGAACTTCAAGACAACTGCGCCACCGTCTCCTAGTGGCGCAACCGACCTACCGCCTGGAGAGCGAACCACGATACTGTCATCATCTGGCTCTGGCCAATTCACAGCATCTTTGCTGTAGGCAATGGTGGCGTGCATGCTGCTGGGAACCTGGGTCTTGGCGAAGCCCTGGCTCTTGGCATGCTTGATCACCGCGTCGGCGTTCTCAAGGTATCGCTTGGCGTAGAGAGTGCCATTACGCTTGTGGACCCACTTACCCTCGCCGCCCTTCGGCTTCTTATATTGCCGGCCAACGGCTGCCCAGGCGGAGGCAAATGCCCGCGTGTCGTCCAGCCCACGGTTAAGCTGGCTGTTGACTACTAGGCGAAACTGCGTTTGGGCCGCGTCGGGGAGAGGATTACGAACTTGCGCTGGAAGATCAGCGTTCCTGGCGTAGGGCACTGGACTGGCCTCTGCTAATTGGCTTAGTCCAGGAGTATAGTCAAATCAGTGGCACCGTGTCAAATCGCCAAATAATAACCCCGCACAGCGGGTCAGCCGTGCGGGGTCATAGCCATTGAGTAGCTGGTTCTGGTGGGATCGGCTAGGGACTGGTTCCCACCTCCGCGCTCGCCGGCATCTCAGTGTTCAATCAATCGTCGCTGCCGTCGTCCGGCTGGTTGGCACCGTCATCGTCGTCGGCATCGCCATCCTGCTCGGTGCTCTGCTCCTCGGCCGCCTTGTTGGTATCGCCGCTGGTCTGCTCGCCGGCCTGCTCGTCGGTCTGCTCGGCGGCATCATCCTGCACGTCATCATCGGCATTGGGGTTGCCACCAGTCTCCATCTTAGACATGCTATGCTCCTTGAGTTTGGGTTGGATGCTAAGTGCTATAACGCAGGGTCAATGCCCCGTCAGTTAGTACATACCCGACTAGGGGCGAGGTGGCAACTTAGCTCTAAAGGGCATCGGGCGGCCCCACCCGGCCTCCAGTAGTGACGATGGTTTTCTCCAACTCTGCTTCATCACGCGACGCCACCTGCCAGCGCACCGCGCCTTCGCGNCGCGGCCGTTCCTTCCAAGCTTCGATGATAACTCGGTTGTCATCCATATAGTGGAATGAGCACCGGCACCACGCCGCGCCTTTCTCCTGGGCGAGCTTGATTTGGTCCTTGAACCATTGATCTCGCTCATCGCATGACTTAACCTTTCTGCACTGCGCTATGTAGAAAGGCTCGTTAGCTAGCGTAGTCACGACCATATGTCCTTACTGTCTTTGGCCGGGGTAGGTTCGGCCCGTTGATCCTGGTACTTACCCTTGTAAGGCATTTCGGTCTCGCTGAAAAGGTATTCGAATTTGAACTGGACGATAGGCATGCTATGGCGTAGTTTGATCGGCCTGTTTCCTAGGTTAGCGAGCTCTAATGTAGGGTAGCCCATGAAGCCTGGATCGAAATGCGTGTTGAAGGCAGAGAGGCCGATGCGGGCGAGCGACGACTTATCCAGCACCGTGCCACACACATTGTAGGGCAGAGCAACTCGCTCTATGGTGCTGGCTAGAATAAAGTGGCCGGGCTCGAGATTGAACTCGTTGGCCATACCCTCGCCTTCGATCAGGATCTTGTCGAGCCTGAAGTCGTAGGAACATGGGCCAAGCCCATAGGTGCGCCCATCGAAAGTGCCCCGCTCTTGAAAGGGTGAGATCAGGTGCCTGATCTCTTTGTAGCTGTTGGCAGGCACAAGCCAGCCCTGTTCGCAAAGTCGGCGAATGTCTTGCGCAGGTAGGATCATGCTTTAGTTTCCTTCATCCGTTATGTACTCTATGCCACACTGACAGTTGATGATATCATCTGGGCCAGCGCCCAAACTGGCATCACCTGGGTACATCATACTGGCGCCGCTGGGCAGTTCAAACGCTTCATCCATGCCGACTTCGGTGCCTACCATAGTTAGGTGGTCTTCTCTAGGGTGCGCAGCGGCTGTGTGCAGCCAACGCTTGCGCCCAACAATGTCGGCGCGCTTTGCTATCTGAGCAAAGGCCATGTTGCGAGCCTGATTAACTATCTTTAGGCTTTCAGTTTTGGCGATGGCCTCAGCACGGGACTGTCGCAAGTTGTCGGCATATGCCCCAACCATGTTCTCTATCTGGTCAGCCGACAACATGTCATTGGCATCTACAGCTCGTTGGATAACGCCGTCGAACCTAGGATCTCTAAGCTTGTAGCTGAGTGCCTCTTGGCTGGTTTGCTCCAGCAGGCGTTGGTAGTTATCGACTTGATCTTGCTGCTTATTCGTCAGGCCCAGCGATGCCTTGAAGCGTGCACCTATTCTGTCAGCTCCTTCTCCGCGTCTGACACCTTTGATTAGGCTAGTCCGTAGCATGCCCCGCTGTTGTGCGGTTAGATTCTGTACCGTATTGAACTTGTTACGCTGAATAGCGCTAATAATCTGTTTATCGGTCAGGTCTAGACTGCCACCAGCTTTCTGGGTTCGATGCAGCCGGCGCACCCAGGCATCAGCCTCTTGTTCGGCTGCACTTATGAAAGCGCTGCCTAGGGAGTGGGCAAAATGCTCTACGAACCTATCGGCAACCACCATTGCCTTCTCAAAGTTGCCCAACAAAACGGCCTCGCCGATCATGGTTCTGTTGGTTGGACTTGTTGCATGCTTGGCCCAACTCAGAAAGTTCCACCTAAGCATCTTTCTATGGCGATCATGTACACCCGATATGCGCTTCAATTCCTTATTCGGCTGTGGCAACGTAGCCATGACGGACCCAATCCTCTGTTGGTTGGCCTAGCAGCTGCATTGTGTAGCCCGACATGGACATAACTTTGCCCTGCATATATTTCTGCATATTGCGCCAGTGGGCTTGATAGAGCACAGCTTCTTGCCAAGCCTTTCCGTGCTTGCGTGAGTGGTAATGTGCTGAGGTAGGATCAAGTGGAATGCCGCACAACACAGCACGATCACAGACTTTCATGCCAACAAATGCACCAAGTAGCCCGCTGCTACCTCCTCGTATCTTAATGTAACAAACAGGAATAGGCAGCCGGGGCGCTTTGACGCCATGGTAGGTCCATAGAAACTGTGGCGGCGGCAACCCCAACTTGGCCCGCATGGTGAGTTCTCGTGGCATACGCTCTATGTGATAGCTGACCCAATGATGCACTACTGGCCATTCTATACCTATATCCTTGACAGCAACAACCTGATCAGGCTGGCCGAACCGACTTAGCGCCTCTTTGGCGTCATCGAACACGCATTTAGCGCCGCCGAGAACTAACGCCCAAGTCATGTGATCCTCCAGCCGATCAGCCTTTACCTAAATCGCACATCCACCTGCCGCTGAGCAGGCTAGCTCATGGCCCACTTTAGTAGAGTCTGATTGCTCATAGATGCTCAGCTGGTCCCAATTGATGCTTTCAGGCATACGCGCTTCAAGGGTACGTAACGTATCCTCGTCACATGCCGTATAAGGAGCTTGCTGATACACGCTATCGTTTTTGGGG